TTTTGCAGCGCTGCAACAGCAAATGGGGCATAAGGACCGAAAGGATCAATCCCTGAATCAAGCGTTGCAAACGGATCAATGCGTTCCGCCCAACCAACGTTTCGATAGTTCATCCACCTCCTTATAGGAACGCTGTTGCCAAAACTCGTATCCTCCTAAATCCCCCTCGATAAAAACAGCATCCCTTGCACCAAAAACCTCCCGAATAGCCATAGCTTCCGAACGCTCGCAAACTTCATCCGTAACGTAATTGCGAAGTAATGATTTTGTTTGTTGCAGCCCAATTTCCAACTTCTTCTTAAATGTTAGAACATTAGTGGTTTCTAATTGTTGTTTAGTAGACATATCTTTTTATCCTTATATATTAGGGTTAAACTTGTTGAGCTCGGGATTGAGCCCATTGAAGAATTTTCTTTGTCGCCTCCTTATCCCCAGACAAAACCCTTGATCCGAAATCGGGGGTATTAAAAACCTTATCAAAATCTCTATCAGCCTCTTGGGATCCCTCCGATCGGACAAATGTGTCTCCTGTTGAGGATTCTTTGTTCTGCTGGGCGTAACGGTCAAAAAAATTAAACGTCTTCTCAAACCCCCAAGCGGAAATAAGAGATTGAACATCATTGTCGGGTATTTTCTCTTTACGAAAATAACGGGCTATATCCTTTTCCCTTGTCTCGTAATCCGACCCTAATTTCGTTTGTAAAAGCTTTCTCTCTTCCTCCAAAGACGCACCAAATTGTTCACCGATCTTCCGTCCATGATCAACAAGCTTGTCAACCACTTTCTGTGCCACCCTCGCATCAACGCCCGCTTCCTTAAAAGCCTCAATATGAGCGGTAACCTCTGCCTCGGGGACATAATCAGGACAACTTAAAGTGTAGTCTTCGATCGGCGGTTTAGGTTCCCCAGCTTCTTCAGTTGATGATGAACTAGAGGAAGGATTACGACCTTGCGGGTCAATCTGTACCGCTTCTTCCTTCGAAGGTGGTGGATTAGACCGTTGCGAACGCTCGCATTCGACCACGGGTGGTGTTGAAGGTAGGGGAGTTAACTGATCAGTCTCATCACTCATTATTTACTCCTTAGTATCGTGGGTTATCAGAATACATTTGTACAATTCGTTCAAAACTAAGCCCACAATTGGAAGCTATGTGGACCGCTAAACTTCTCTTTCCCTCCAAAAGGGCAAGTTGGTGGGCAGAATCATTTGAAACTGATGATAAAAGCCCGCCTTCAACCATCAAATCTGTCAAGACGAAACGACCTTCAGGAGTGGAATAAACATGTTTGTAGTGACGAATTCTTCGCTCGTCTTCTTCCAGTTGTCTCGCTAAAGCATCGGAATCAACCGTATAGCCACGGGATAACACTTTGCTTTTAATCATATCCGCAAGTTTTCTAAAATTAACCATAGCTGTTCTCCATCATATCGTGGGTAAGTTTCTTCTCCATTGCTCTTCCTGCGGCTTTAGCCCCTATATCCTGGCTTGTTTGTTGTAACTGTTGTTGAAGGTGTTGTTCCTCCATCACCCTCCTTTGAACTTCCCTCTGTTGGCGAATATCCTCCACTTCGGCGGTATCGCGGATAAGAACGGCAGGGGTGTTGGTCGCCCATAAAGAAAAACGGGAAACCCTATCCGTATCCATATGATCCATACAGCTTGGATCACCCGTTTTAACTCCCAATTCAACAACAGTGTTAACCCCTTGAAGAGCACTCGCAACACTCTCAGCTTGCTGGTATTTGAATAAAGGTGATGTATATTCCACCTTTAATAATGAAACAGGAGGATTATCAGCCCCTTCACACTCGGGAAGATTGCCTTGTGAATCCAGAATATCCAACTCACGACTAATCATCGCCCCAATAAATTCCGATTGGAGCCCACCTATAAGAGGACCTACAAACGCCCCTTTCTCACGGGTCTTTTCCATCGATTCCGCAGCAGAACGTGACGCTTTATCATCAAGAACCTGAAACAAATCGAGCAGAAACAAACTGCGGATCGACTCTTTTAATCGATTAAGCTCCTCGTGGTAAGGAAGAGGATTGCCGAATTGCACAGGTTGAAACAACGATCTTCCTTCTCTGCTTAAAGCACCTATGTTCATATAACCTGGCTTCAGATCAAAATTTCGTTGCTTCGCTTCCGAAACCGCAATTGTCGGCGGGTGCAGAGAAAGACGCCCAAACTGAGCCAATTCGTTAACCGTCTCATTCAAACGCCGAATCGTAGGCAACGCTTCCATAGCAGGGGACCGCCCGTATATCTCATCAGCCCGCACTCGGTAGCGTCCAACAATATAAGGAAACGTAGCAATCTGCTTCTCTTCAAAAAAACGGTTCTCATCAACACTGACAAACTTCGAATGAAAACCCTTGTTGCCTTTGTCTTTCTTCTTATCTGTAAGACTTTTAGGATAAACCGCATGGATAATCGTAAACCGCTCGTTTTCATTCCTAGCCAAAGCCGATTTCATTTTAGATGATAAAACCTTATCACCCCATTTGCTGACAATCTGATCCACCGTAAACGTAAATTCTCGATAAACACTGTCCACAACGTTTTGGTGGTTAACGCTCATATAAACGTTGGATAAAGGCACCGAAATATAGCGTATACCCTCTTCCAATCCCTTCTCATCAACGTCCGCTTCCATGTAAAAACACCCCGTGCCAAACTCAACAACACTGGTGTAAAAAGACTGCAAACAACCAACAAAACCCGAACGAGAACGCTCCCTAAATCCAAAAAGAGTATCCGTTACTTGATCACACCACTCTCTCACCTTCTTCGATCTGGCGTCCTCCTTATAGAGAAAAGCTTGATAAGCCGAAAAAGACTCCGCTAAACCATGCCACTTCTGCCCGGGAGGCGTAATCAGAGACGAAAGCAACGAAGATAGCTTAATACACGCCTCAGAACCTGTCGTATCCCACATACGCAATTGGGCGTTATTCTTATAAGGATATAAAAACCCCGTTAACTCCTCCATCCAATAATTTAATTCCCCTCTTTGATTCTTCAAATAATTAAACCGATCCTGTATATCTTTGGCAGATCTTTGATTCATCGTACATGCACCCCTGATAAAAGACTCGATGAGGTAAAACGCCGAGCAGGAATGGGTATTCTATTCATCTCGTAAGCACGTAAACTTTCCTGGCGTCTCACTTCAGCCAATTCATCCCCTTCCAAGGGGCGAACACCCTCTTCTTCTTTTTTTCCTTCTTTCTGAGAACTACCGAAAAATCCACCAATGGTATCCCATTCACTATATAAACCTGCTGCTCCGCCCATTAACCCGCCTATAACACCCCCAACAGGGCCAAATATGGACCCTAGCTTAAAACCACTGGATAGCGATGAACCGAATTTTACACTCGAATCTAAGAAACTCATCCGATAAACTCCAAAAAACGAGAAATAAGCGGTTGTGTCAGCCAACGGAAAAAAGAAAAGGCGGGTCGATTATCAGTTGGAGTCATATTCAAACCTCCGCTCAATCAATAAATCAACCCCTTCATACTGGTAAGATGGGCACCGACCAAAGTCCATATCACTGCGTGGTGGATTTTCCGCAAAGGTATACATAAGCCCGTCCGAATAATCGGTGCTTTTAGCTCCTTTAACCCTTTTAGATTCAATGGCTAATTCGCCCGTATTCGGAACGATAAAAGACTTTAAGGATTTTAGGTTTTGAATTAATCCACTGTGGTTGATAAGGCTCGCAAACTCCAGCCAATCAGCCATCTTAACATGTAGCTCCGTGCGTCGGTTTCGACAAAATTCAAGATCAACAGCACGCTTCTGACCGAGCACTCTGTATACGTGATAACCCAACATTTCCAAATAATCACAAGTCCTTGCACCAGTGTTATTTGCGTCAATAATAATCGCATCAGGGCGGTATTTCTCAACTAAACCAGAAATCTTGTTATTCGTCGTCCTCAAATCCGTTTTTGACCAATCAAATAGGTGCTCAATAACAGGACCTCTACGCAGAACAACAACGGTATTATCGCCACCCTCCTCTGCTATATCACAACCCATAATAAGAGGGGCGTAAGGATCAGGACAAGGCTCTCTGTTCAGGGCTTCTTCAATTATATTAAGTGGTATAAAACTATCGATGTCCTGTTGTGGAAATTGTCCACATACCTCAACCCGGGTAACATCGGAATCCAAACCATAACGAGCTATGATCCCTTCATGAAAACTCGGATCAATGCCTTCGACCGTTCGTGTGTCAATCTGAAACCTCTTCCAATCATCTAATGGCTTATTAAATATCTCGTAAAATTTGCCACTTAAACGACGAGGATTAGACGTCATAATCCAGAAACGATTAGCGTTCTGCTCCGTTAAAAATCCAAGAATGCCTAAGTTAATAACATCAGGAGTGCCCGATGCTTCATCGTTAATTATCGCCATTCCATAGGTGTTATGATGACCAACAAAAGTATCAGGACGCTCTTCCGAATACGTCCTACACATCGTCGAATAATGTTTAGAATCAATCCCAAGACTACAATGTAAAACATCAGAATACCAAGGAGCTGGATGCAAAGATAACGATTGCATCTCAAACCAATGTTTGTTCGGTAACAGGGATAGCCACTTACTAACTTCAGCCCATAAAGTCGTTTTAAGCTGAGTCTCAGAGTTCGCAAGACAAATAATAGACATACCAGGTCTTATTGACATCAGCCATAAAACTAACCAAGCGTTTAACGTCGTCTTTCCAATACCACGACCTGCCGATATAGCCCCTTTAAATACTTCAGGATTGGGGTTATTAACACTGTTAAGACAATGAGCGTCAACCACTTCCATGAACTCTAGTTGCCAGCTCCTAGGAGCAGAAAAACCTTCAAGCGGTGTGCCTTTTTCACCCCAAGGAAAAAAATGCAATACAAAATTGCTAAAACTCAGCTTTATCTCATCAGACCACATCAGATCAAAAAGCTTTTGCTCCGTTTCTGGATTTGTTGGAAGTTCTCGGCTCAATAAAACCCTTCTTCAATAAAATTCAATTATAACACACTGAAGAAAGAAGAGGATTGCAGACGTGGTTAACACAACCCCCTCCCTTCTAAAGCATACCTAAAGCGTATTTCATTCCTTAACAAAGGTTACACTACCATAAATTGAATCGCTCTGCAAGCTAAAAACGTCAGAAACATGATTAAAATTAGTTTTTTTGATTTTGTAATGGGGATAAGGTGTTATACACTCTTTTGTCGCTAATGGTAGGTTTCTGAGCTTAAGAAGCATTGTTGTGTAAAATAGCTGAAGACTCTTCAATATTCCAAAATTTTATAAAAATTGTCGGAGGGGTGCCTATATATCCTTTAAAATTAGTCTCTGGGGGCCTCCCCACCCTCTAAATTCCCTAAACTCCTTCAGCTCTTTAACTTTTTATTAACTATTTAAACTCCTAAACTCTTTAAGTTTTTATTAACTAATTAAACTCCAAACTCCTTAAACTCCATAAATCAACAGAAATAATCCTTAATCTTCTTTTGTGGTATTGATGGTAGATTAGTCATGTTTAGTTAACTTCGGAAGCTCAAGAGGCTTTTCTGTTTGTTTATCTAATGCTTTAACAGGCTTTAATCCCTTGCTTTGAATGCTATGTTGTACTCTATCCATCAACGGCTTTAAATCTATCGTATGCTTCTGCTCAACCGATACATGATTACCGTATACATGCCTATGACGCTTCTCAAGCTCCCACATCTTCTTTTTCACAAACACTTCTCGAAGCTTAATAGCTTGAGGGTGGTCTCTTTCTTCTTCACTTAGTGGAGCTTCAACAACAGAGGCAAGATTTTCGCTCAAATGCTCCATGTGGCTCTGTTTAGCTTGCTCATAACGCTTTTCTAAATCTTCTCGATCTTGTTTTACCCAACCGTGAAAAGAAACCACAGTTACACCGTGCTTCTTACAGGATTGTGATAATGACAAACCACCACTAAAAGAAGCTAAAATATTATCAATTCTTTCTTTTGTGTATTTGTGAGCGTACATAATAAAGGTAAAGTAGCATAAAATCAAATAGATAGCAAGCTTTTTACAAAGTTTTATAAGCTTTAAAAGCTTTAAGGTTTTAGAAGTTGTAAGGTGCGCGACAATTTAAAAGTTTGAGGGGCTTAAGGAGCCTTCTTAAGCTATGAAGCTCCTTAAGTTATTGAAGTTATGAAGCTCCTTAAGTTACGAGGTTATAAAAAGCTCGCAGATGCCGACCTTCAGCCACTTTGGGGTAGCAGTAGTAGTCGTTTTTCAAATACTCGTTACGCTTCGTTACGCTTCGTTACGCTTCTATTTTTCAAAGTGTAACGAGTAAAAGTAAAGTATTTTCAATATCTTAAGGTAGGTAATAACCACTCGTTACGTTCGTTACGCTTGTTTTCAACTTTTTGCTTATGTGAGAGAATATTATTAATGGATTATAGGGACTACAGCTCACTGTATATACGTATATAGTAGAGGAGTATGGCGCTGAGAAGCGTAACGAGCGTAACGAGTATACTATAAGCCTTTGAAAGTACTTAGTTTTTACTGGTCACGTTTCTATTTTCAATGTGTAACGAAGCGTGACGAGTGTTACCATAAATACCGTGCTAAATCCTTGTAATAACGGCTGTTTTAGGTTTTTCATTCTGTGTTATAGATACGTAACGAGTTTTTATAAATAAGGTCTTTTTGGGGCTTTTCTAAGGTTTTTTTATTTTTAGAAGACGTGAAAATTTGTCATCGTTTTTAAAATTTAAAAAAAAACGACTACTATGGCTCATCGTTCTTTAATTTAAAAAAAAACGACGATAGAAAGGATAGTTCGGCTGAAGGGGCACTAAGTTTCTTGGTGCGACCGAGATAAACCAATCATCGCTATCCGCACGAGGTGTAGCTTATGGTTATCAAGCGTCCACAATATCGCTTAGTACACGTAAAGCCGTGACGAAAGTTTTAGAGGGTCTCTTGACGTTCTTGCTACTAGTAATCGTCGGCTGTCCTCCCGAGGTGCAACCTATAGTTTTCACATACTCCCAATATCGTCCTCTAAAAACTCCGTTGCTCTTTATTAAGAGCGTTAAGAATTTCTGTTTACAATAACATCTCTCAAAGTATTGTGTCAAGGGTTTGAAGACTTTTTATCTTTCTTAGACTTTTTCGAACTTTGATTGCCTTTTGCTCTTTTGATACTTTTAGGTACGATAACCTCATCCCCGAAGTAAATCCAATCAAGATGTTTTTTAGTTACTTGCTTTATTTTTCTAGCAGGTTTTATTTCTGGTATTGTTCGACCTTGTTCATAATTACTTAAAGTTGAATTTGGCATACCTAAAAGCTTTCCGAATTCTATTTGAGACATTCCTTTATCTTTGCGAATAGATTTAAGCCTTGCTCCAATGGCGTATGGGTCTAGTCTTTTCTTGTTAGTGACATCTTCATATCGTCTATCTATCACTTCCCCGTCATAGATCCAATCAAAACTGATTTCGTATTCATTACGTAGATATAAGGCGTACCTAATGCTTGTAGAGCACATGCCATTTTCAAACAGATTGACGGCGCTTTCAAGTTGGTTAGCCCCTATAGCCATTTCTTTTTGAGTCTTATTATTAGCTTTTCGGATATCTTTTATACGTGTTCCGACGTCTTTCCAATATTGGCGTATTTCTGGCGTGATGATCAAAGTGTACTCTTGCAATGATTTTAACGAAGTTTCTAAAAATGGATTTAAAAACATAACATCCAAGCCTTTAACCAACTGTAAACACGACCTTAGTGTGAATAATAGCTATAATTTAAAGTTTTTAGTTGACATACTTTAAATTATAGTTAATAATACCATAAAATAAACAAGAAGTCATCTGTTAAATGCAACGAATTGATTTAAGAAATTTAAGGAGTAACCGATGGAAATAGATTTACAAGAAAAGTTTAAGAACTACCTACATGAAGATGTTAAATTCTATTTAGATAAGTGGTGTGAAGCGTTGTATTCCCCTGAAAGCTACTCGAACACGTATAGAGAGCAGAAGCTTCGTGATAAAATTATTGAATTAAGGCGGAAATTTGCTAAGGAAAACGGTTTGAAGACTGTTACGGAGGTATGTCCTAAACCGAAGGATATAACCTATTCTTTAAGTCATTTCATAGAAGGGCTCATTGAGAGTGAAAGATCTAAAATAACTGAAAAGTTTAAGCCTCTAGCGGTAGCTAAAGTGGTTAGTGATGAATTACTCCATGACAAGCTAAATAAAATATTAAAGAAGAGCGTTCGTAATTACTCTCGTGACTCAGGCCACTTGAATCGAGATGTCATTTTTCATTCCCGCTATGCGTTAATACGTTATCTAGAAGACTTTTACAAGGAAATCAAACACACCTTCGGTAATCCCGCAGATGCCCTATCGCCACACATATCTGAATTGGCGGATGAAATTCACACAACGTGTTTTACGCTTCAATTCGTTGTAAACCCCAGCGAAGCCGAACTCATCGAAAAAGTATCTTACACAACCTACAACCACCCTTTTAAAGGGGCGGTGTAGACGAAGTACGGAGACCTAGAAAATGGGACAATTAAAGCAATATTACCTCGAAGAGATTGAAGCCAACTACGAGTTTTTAAGTGCTGTAAACCCTCGGATGGGCATTGAGCCTGAATCTAACTATGAAGTAGAGGTAATTGAGAAGCTTGAAAGAGCTTTAAAGACCTCTAAGAAGTTAATTCATTTTCGGGACCGTACAATACGGACACACATACTAGAGGATTTAATCGAGGAAGTCAACCGGATTATTGTTTTAGCTAAGGCTCATAAACGGCGTTTAGAACTCAAGATATTCGAAGATAATGAGGTTTGGAGGTTATTAGATGAAGCCCGTGAAGATTGTGAAGGCTGTGAAAACTGTAGTGAGCATCCTGATCAAGAGCATAAAGAAGATTATTACGCCAGTCAGATTTAAGGGATACCCTGTAAAGGGTTCGGGGGTGGATGTTTTATAGCTCCGTGATTGATCCACCCCTGTATAAAAACCACTAACACCCCTTTAGAGGTTTAACGAGCCAAAAGGCGAATAACAATGAAAGGAAAATACCATTATGACTATTAAGAAAGTACTAATTGCTTCAACTTTATTATCCCTCTGTGGCTGTGGTTTAGCGGATGAACCAAAGAAGCTGAATCCTGATCAACTCTGTGATGCCGTTTGTAGGCTTACTTTAGAAGAACAAAAAGAGTTACAAACTAAGGTAAATCAGAGGTATGAAGAACACCTTACAAAGGGTGCGAAACTATCTAGTGATTAAAGCGAAAGAGCCCCTTGAGCAAACTATCAAGGGGCTCTTTCAACAAAGTTCAACCGACAGATATGGAAGAATAGAACCTATGACGAAGAAATATAAAATAACAAAAGAAGAACACAGAGTCTTTTCAGAATGTCATCGCATTAGGGCTTTAAGAGGTTTTAACGATGTTAAGAAAGGTGCTTTAGGGGGGTTTTATCGAAGATGAAGATAACCTTTGCCATAGTGGTAGTTGTTGGGTGTATGATAATGCAGTAGTTAGAGATTGTGCAACCGTTATTGATGATGCAAGAGTTAGTGGTAATGCGTCAGTTTCTCGTTTTGCACAAGTTAAAAGTAATGCAGAAGTTAGTGATAATACATATGTTAGAGATAATGCGAAAGTTGGAGGTTATGCAAAAGTTAGCGGTAATGCAAGTGTTGGAGGTAATGCAATAGTTAGAGATACTGCAGAAGTTGGAGGTGATGCATTCGTTATTGGCTTTACGGTAATTAGTGGGAACGCAAGAGTTAGAGGTAATGCGGTAGTTGGAGGTGATACAGTAGTTGAAGGTGATACGGTATTAGAATGAACACCTGGAACGGAACCCCCTTAAGACTAATGCTCATTGCTGTGGGGTAACAAAACGTTACCCCATCTTTGACACTTGGAAGTTAGCGAGCTCAAATTTGAGCTGGCTGATTTGGAGGATAAACCATGAAAAAACATTCTTTTACATGCTTAGAGAAGCTGAAGATAGCGTTTAATGCCCTACTCTTTTTCGGGTTTGTTGGCATGATGTTCTGGTGGAAATGGAGGTAAAAATGGCGTAAAGGAGGTTATTGATTAATGGCTAGATAGTTTTAACAGTATTCCTATAGTAGATACGAGTACAGAGACTATTATCCCCATAAACCACTTTGTTTGACTGTTAATAGCGTCTTTAAGTTCTGACTTAGTACAAGCTAATTCTGTTCTAACATCAGCTATATCTGCTTTAAGCTCTGTTCTAACGTTAGCTATATCTTGTTTAAGCTCTGTTCTAACATCAGCTAGATCCGCTTTAGTTGCAAGATATGGTAAAGCCGTTTCCAACTTCGTAAAGCGGATTTCAACACTATCTCTTTGAACTTTTTGTTTTACGGCTGTCTTTTCCATAAGTCCTATTATACACCTTCGATGTTAACAGAGTCAATTAGTTATACCTATCTCTTAAAATCTATAATATTGTTATTATCATCCACTGATTCAAAGGCAGGTTTAAGTTTTAATCCTTCGATTACTCTTAAATATCGTCCTCTGTTAGGGCGGGGTTTTTCCCATTGCCTACCCGCTTTAAATCCTTTTTGTTTAAGATTGAGTGCAACTGTTCTCGTTGATATACGTTTTCTATCGTAGTTTAACTCCTGTTCCCGGTATTCACTGTAGCTTTTTGCTAAACTAATGCTCTCTTCCCACAGATCTTCACCAATATCACAACAATCATCAATCCACGCTTGATACGTATCAGATCCTCTTTTCTCTTCCTCTTTGGCTTTTAAACATACTTCAGGTATATCGACGTCTAGCCCCTTGCTGATGTAGGCTTTAACTCCTTTTAGAAACCATTTCTTCGCTTCTAAGGCGTATTTGGTTTCTAGTTTTTGGGCAAAGGATGCATCCCTATTTGCTATTGGTTTATCGAAAGGGATTACGATGTATCGCCTCCACCATGCATCATCGGGATTTCTAACGAACAGATGTTTGTTAGAGACGATGAAAGGAGTAAAACTAGCGGGTGATTCACTGTAGGTATTACCGTAATTGAGGCGTGCTGTCATGCAATCACCTCCTGTCATTTGTTTTATTTTAGCGGCGTTTATCTCATCATTTTCATTAGTTTCGCTGATAATAACAATTCTAGATCCCATGAGTCTGATAAGGCTAGGGTTTGCTTTACCTGCTTCTGGGGGACGGTTTTGCATAATGTCGCTTGCCTCGGCATTAATGACGTATTGGTTTCCGAAAGCGTATTTAATAAGGTTCATGAGGGTGCTTTTACCACTTCCTCCAACACCTCGAATATGAATAAATCGTTGAGCTTTATTCCCTCCTAACAACGCCATTCCAACACAACGGGTGAAGTAGTCCATCACTTCTTCGCTTTCGAAGTATCCTGACACTAGATCAAGAAACTCTTGCGATGGCTCACCCTCAACAAAAGGAGTTCCTGTTGATTTGGTAATATATAATTCTTCGGTTGGGGTAATGCGTTGTCCTGTTTCTAAATCCAGAATCCCGTCTTGTTCACCAAGAAAACGAGAAGAAGAATCCAGTAGATCAGACGTTATGCTGAAAATACTCCCAGCTTCAAGGCTTTGAGCAGTGGATTTAGCCTTTGAGTTCTCTTCAACATTTTGTCTTCTATAATCAGTGTTGAACCAAAATCTTGGACTTTTTGAATTTTTATTATTATCTTCAGGTTCTTCACTCAAATCAAAAACATCTTCTTTCATAGAAACCAGAAAGTTCATGATTGAAGCGGTTATTTTATCTAGTGTTAAACTCCAGATATAAACGTTGTTTTTATCCTTTTTATACCAAGCTTTCGTATCTGCAGTATATAAAAAATGTCCTTTCTTATATATTGAAAACATCGCTTTGTTGTAAGCGTCGCTAAACCGAGAAGCTAAAAGACCTTTAGGGATTAATTTTCCATGGTGGTAAAACAGAGAAGTAAACGTAGAACGCTTTTTTGCTGTATCGCCTATTTCTTCAAAATCGAAGGTGTCCCATTTATAATTAAAATTCTCTTCATCATAGGTTGATCCCTGTTTACTCCATCTTCTAGCTATTTCTTTACCTTTACTTGATCCTCTCGTTTCGTGATGAACAGCCATAACAACGGGTATCCATTCATCGTGAGAACCGTTGTAAAATTCTTCGCCAAAACAAGATAAAAAGGCGGTTATTTCTCTATTGGTGTACTGTCTATTATTGTTGTTAGTCCACGTTTTAGAGGGTATAATCGATTTTTTATCTTTTACCAGTGGCACGGTAATCTCTTGAAAAAACTTAAAAAGATATTCAACATCTTCTTCGGAAAGCAAAGGGGTATCTTCCACTTTAAATCTATGGGGCGGGGTCGTCCATGTGTATTCTTTTTTTGTTTTAGGGTGGATATTATAGGCAACGAAGTATTGACCACAACCCAAAATATCAAGATGCCCTTGGGTACTTTCAGTCGTTTTCTTCTTCTTAATCCCTTCTTTATTCATTCGGAAAGGAATAAGAATTTTGGGCTTTTGCCCTATTCTTACGATCGGCGTTCCATGAAGAATCTCAAAAGTATCTTTAAAAGTATTGGCGGTTTTTTCGTCTTTTGAATCAATATCAAAGGCGTAAAGTGGCTGTTCCCCTACGCCACAGACAAACCCAAAGCCACAAGCAGGAAGTTTGTCGATTTTCTCACTTGAAAGTAGTTGTTCTTCCCACTTACCCAATCGCTGTGGTCTTTTATCCCCTAAACGCAAAGGGATGAGCTTAAACCCATTATGAATGGCTTGTTTAGCCTGTTCCTTCCATTGCATTACCGGCATTTAACCTCTCTTATAAATTAGTTCTTCTATGGGTTTGGCTTTCAGTCTTGCTATCTCTCTTTCTAACGCTTCGATCTCAGCTTTTGTCATGCCCATTGGCTCTTCTGGAGCTATCCAGCTATCTTTTGAATATAATTTCCGGTAAGACTGACGGGCTTTTTCTCTCATTTTATCTCTGTTCTTGAGATAGTAGCGACGTTTATATTCTCGATATTTATCTTTATTCTTAAGATAGTACTGATGGTAACTTTCTCTTATTTTATCTTTATTCTTAAGATAGCGCCGACGCCTGCGTTCTAGTATTTTGTCTCTGTTCTTGAGATAGTAGCGACGTTTATATTCTCGTCTACACAACATCCTTTCTTCAGGTGTTAAAACTTTTCTTTCCATAGTGACGCACTCTCTTTTTAACTGATCGCTTTAGCGAAAGCACTAATCACGAACTCTTTATACTCTCTGAGCTTTTCTTCGTCTGTTGTTTCCCCAGCTACTGAGACCACAACCGAAAGACGGGCGATATTGTCTTCCTTCATCCAGCCATCCGCTCGAATTTCGGTGGTGCGTCCTCTTTTTCGGGTATCGAAGTGTTTAACCCCTAATTTAACTGTGTTCATTGACACACCTCACACACATCGTCATCAGGATTATCGCTTTGACGCCATTTATTTCTTTCACCTTTCACCAGCTCATCTATGATTTTCCTCAAGGGCTTTAAAAGCTCATTAGCACTGTCTTTAGCCTCTAGCTCAATGTGTCTTAAAATGTCTTCCGATACCGTCCCTAAACCAAGACGGAGAATTAAGACGCTATCCTGATCCGAATACGACGGGTTAAAACGTCGAATTTAGGTCCATTCCATGGTGTATTTGTCATCTTAAAACACTCCTTATTCTTTGGTTGTGTTTGATGATCCTTTTATAGCATAGGCTGCTAAAGGTGTCTAGAAAAATAATTAACATATTTACAGTTTTTCTACATTTTTTCTTGACTAAGTAGAAATTATGTTAAATAATACCCCCAACAAAAACATAAAATAAAATTC